GATGCAATTTCATCAGACGATATTGAAGAAGGTTCAGTTGTAGGACAGATTGTAGGAAAGTTTTTAGGTTCAGAAAAAGAAGGAGAAAGAATACCAGCAGACGAAGAAGAAACGATTGCTAAATCAACTTATTACTTACCTAACTCATTAAATAACTTATGGTCTCAAGGACTATCAAAGTTCATAGATCCAATTACGCGAAAACCCATTATAAATGTAAAGTGGTATACAGCTCATTTAGTGGATGCAGGTGGTCGTAAAAAGACGAGAAAGGTTAAAAAGTCCAAACGTATTACATTCCGTAAAAAACGAAATCAGATTCGTAAATCAAAGAAATCTCGAAAGTAACAATGACTCCACACCAATGTTCAGCCTGTCGTGTGTTTATTCACGACACTCTGAGCGTTCCCATTTCTAAAGATGAACTGTACTATGGATATTACAATCTGAAATGTATACCTAAACTACTCCCCGAATTGATTCCAGAATTTCAAAGACTTGTGTCTAACCATCGTTTTGATTTGGGACAAGTTCCGTTAAGAAAACATACAACCTATATTGCGATACGACTGATTGAAGAAGGATTAGTGAAACGAAAGGGTATTTCTTTTCATGGAGAAATCACAAGTTCAAAACCATTAATCATGGCACTCCAATGGATTTATTACTATTTTGAAAAACTCAAACATCTCAGAGCAATTCATCATAGTCATTCCGGAGGATACAAAGAATCTCCTCCTGCTCCCTTACCTGTTCACATTCTTCTTAGATACGAAGACGCGGGATTTGTCTCGATTAAAGACAACATGCTTTAACTAAGTAATGTTCCTCCAACCTAACTATATGGCTGAACCACCTGCATGGTTCTATCCTCGCATATTGGTTGGAGCAGGTGAAATGTTAACTCCTTCATTTTGTTCAAAATATAAAATTACACACGTTATCAACTGTGCATTTCCAGAAGATTCACCTGCTTGGTTTAGAATGCAAAATCCTACACGCTATCTAGGATTGAGTGCAGAAGATTCAATCACTGTGAATATCCTCAAATGGTATCCTGCGTTTGAACAAGCGTTATCCACCTTTTTACGTGAACCTAACTCTGGAACAGTGTTTGTCCACTGTCAATGCGGTATTAATCGCTCTGCATTCTTAGCGCTGACCTATATTACGACTCATTTTTCAATGCCGTATGATTCTACCTTCGCACTCTTAAAAAAGCAACGACCATGTATGTTTACAAATCCAGTCTTCAGGAAGCAGACAGAAACATTTGTAAATGGATGTGTTCCGAATTCGTAAAACGAGAGAGGTGGGAAGTACAGGATCGTCAATGGGAACTTTAGATTCAATTCATCAAGACCAAGTTCGAGGGTTATATACTTCGGAGATACAACGGGATGAATTGACTCTTAAACTTAAGACATTGCAAGAACAACGAGAAACATTGAGTAATTCAAATGAACTTACTGAAATTGTTAAGTGTTCGCAAATTGACCGACAAATTCAAGAAGTCGAAGATGAATTATCAAAGAGCAATCCAGTGGAAGAATACTATATGAAAAATGTAGATATTCTGCTAGACTATTATGGTAAGGAAACCTCTAGTGTTACACAGTCTACTCCTCTTCCTAAAGACGCACACACATTCATGAAATTCTTTTCAGCAAATACACCTGCAGTGGATACAGGATTATCCAAGAAACAGATCTTTGATGAATATGTGACTCGTATGAAACTAAGTAATGGTCCAGAAGCAACACAGTTATTGACTGAACACTGTCCTGGATGTAATGTTGCACGTGAAGAAATCAGTTCAGAAGGTATTTTAGTCTGTCCATCATGTGGTTCTGAAGAGTATGCATTAGTTGTTTCAGATTTTCCAAGTTTCCGTGATCCACCCAAAGACCGAAACAATTACGCATACAAAAAGATCAACCATCTCAATGAGATTTTGAACCAGTTCCAAGCAAAGGAATCTACCATTATTCCCGAAGAAGTGATGAATGAAGTGATTCTTGAAATCAAGAAACGTAGGATTGATAATATTGCCGATATGTCTGAAGAAGACATACGTCAGATTCTGAAAAAGTTAGGACGATCCAAGTATTACGAGCATCGTGCACATATTTTGAGTAGGTTGAACGGTAATCCTCCACCAACCATTACCCCAGAAATTGAGGAAAAGGTTCGTGCAATGTTTCAGGAAATTCAAGCGCCATTCTTGTTATATTGTCCAAATGACCGAACGAACTTTTTGTCGTATTCCTACATTTTGTACAAGTTCTTTGAGTTGCTAGATTTGGATGAATACAAAGTGTTCTTTCCATTGTTGAAATCACGCGACCGATTGATTGCTCATGACACAATCTGGGCAAAGATCTGTGATTACCTGAACTGGGAGTTCATAAGATCTGTATGAGAGCTTCATCACGTTTTTGCTTTGCTTCTTCTAATGTTTTTGCCCTTCCAATGTTAGTTGTTTTTTTGTTAAAAGTGAATGATATCTTATATGTTTTTCGTTTGGGTTCCCAACATATTCCATACATTTCATCATATCGATTATGTGTGTTCATTCTATTTTCGCTATCGGTAACCCATCGTAAGTTTTCTGACCTATCATCTGAACGATTTCTGTTAATATGATCTACTTCTGGTTTATTGTCATTATTAGGGACAAAACACTGTGCAACAAGACGAGCTTTTCGTTTATTAATTGGAATTCCATCTTTATAGACTGTTATAGAATGATATCCATCTGAATTACAATATGATTTTAGTATACGCCCCTTTGGACCTCTAACATTACCTAGATTTGAACAGTAGTATGTAGTATACTCTGGATGTTTCTTCCACTCCTCCATTGTAGTATATGTGGGAGTTTTCTATAAATGTAAAATACACTTTATTTATTCGGAGCGTTTAAATTACGATCCAATAAGGCTCGTAAAACTCGTCGCAGAGTATAATAAATGCCTAGTTTGGAAAAGCAGATTAAGACAGCAGAGAAGAAACTTGAAGCAGCAAGGGAGAAACTTAAAAAACTCTTTCCAGGCCAGTCAGATAGAGACATTAAAAATCTTATGGTGTACAAGGATGAGAAAGAAGACCCTAAAAAAGCAAGCGCTTATCAAACGGTGAAAGACCTTGAATCAAGAATCAGGTTCTTAAAACAGAATGGCGGAACTCGTCGTGTAAAGCGAGGCTCCAAGAAAACTCGCCGTCATTAATCCTGATCCTTTGGTAAACTCATTAGACCGTAGAGAACACCGAAAAAGACTAATGTATGAAGCATGAATCCAAACGCTGTAGGGCATCCATTGACTGCAACTCCTGCGATCAATGAATTCACAAAGCGAAATGTAACTGGGTTCGCCACAAGGAAAAACGCAAGAGCAGAATACAACGAATACTTAAACTTCAATCCTTCAGACTTAACTCCCATTTATAGTAGTTATAGAATTAGAATATTTCGAACGAAGTGAAGACTATGAATTTGTGGAGTGTTTAGACTCTTTCAGAACGTTTGAAGGGTAGTTTTTTATTAGTTATAATTCCTCCCCATGAGTTAGGAATAGTCTTTGATGGAACTGAACATCTCTCGCTGTACTTAGTGTATTGTGGATTTTGATCACAGAAATCTTGAAATTCATATATATTTGTGAACTCTAGAAACTGAGTATCATTGTTTATACTTATATAGTATCTAGTAACATTGTCTTGATAATGTGGGATTGTAGAAATTACTTGATATGGCATTTTGATATGAAAAAGGTTAATTTATTGATTTAGATATCCATTTTAAATTGGATAACCTTCTACATGAGATCTCGCATAGCATTCAGAAGAATAATGTCCTGAACGTCCACATTTATAACAGTTTCCTGATTTCTTTGGAGATTCGTAGATAACTTCAGTTTGTTTCTTCTTACATGAACGTTCATGAACTCTACATCCATATTCTGTTGTAAATGTTCTTTCATGACAGTAATCACATCCCCAAAACATCTGCTCTTCCTCCTCTTCCTCTTCTTTTTCAACTTCCTTACATCTAGTTGCAAAATGTCCAGTTTGACCACATTTGTAGCATGTATCTTTACTACTGTTAAGTTCAGTGTTTAAAACTGACTTTACTGATTCAGATAGAGATGTTTGTGTATAAGCACCTCCTCTCACATTTTCAACTCCATACTTCTTCATGTAATCTTTAGTTACATTGTTCTCATCATGGTCATTAATCAGTGGACGGCATTCAAGAATCTTCTTAGGACTATAAAGTTTTGTCCATACAGATCCATTACCTGTCTTATGTTGATTGAATCGTTTCATTACATCAGTAGTTTTACCAACGTAATACTTATTATTTGCAAGTTCTAATACATATATTTGTTCCATTGTAAATTAATCATCACCTACTATCTAAGTTTTACGCAAAATTAGATCCATTTTTCATGAACTTACTTCTGCTCCAACCTTGAAACTCGTTCCAACAAGTCTTTCAGAACAATCAATACTGGTTCAATCATCAAGATCTTCTCTTGGTCATACTTTCGGGCAAGAGGTAGATTGTTTGAATAACTATTTCGTTCAACCGCCTGTTTCTTGATTTCTACAAAGTTCTCAAGAACCATAATTGGATTGTTTCGTCTCTCGTCTTCACGTCTCTTCTTCTCCTCCAACTCTGTGATCTTTGCATGCAAGATCATCAACTCGTTATCAATGCTGTTCATGGTATACATTTAAAAAGGTTGGATTCGTTAAGATTCTTTTTTTGCTTTTAACTTTGCTTCTAATTGTTGTATCTTCTTCTGTACTTCAACTGATTTTTTGAGTAAGTCTTTCTCTTTCGCAAGATCATGTAATCCTTCTTCTCGTCCATAAAACACATCCCAGTTCAAACTCTTTAATGCTTCATACTCTGCTTTGAATGATTCATACTCTGCCTTTGCTTTTCTAAGTTTGGATTCTAAGGACTTCATCTTACTACCATCTAGTTTGAAAAAATTGATTCATTTTAGACAGAGTCTGATCTCTCACGGACTTCAACACCTTCAAACTCTTTATTCATCCAGAGACTACATGCATGTCCACTGAATCGTGTTACGTTTTTGCGATTAATTGTATCTCCTAGACTTCCATAATCATATCCTTCTTCTATAGTTCCGTAATTGAAGAGACGTTCTAACGCCCAAGCAGTTAACATATCGTCTGTAGGTTCCAGTGGATTTCGTGGTGGTGGAGTAGGAGTGAATTGTCTATGACTATCACGAGCCATAAGTATTGCTTCATCTATATCACCAGCACTATCACGAAGTTCTTGTATTGCACGATTTCGTGTTACACCTGCTTCTTGAATTACTTGTGTGATTCTATCTTCAGTGGTCCAAGTATAGAATCCAATATGAAGCCATTGTTCTTCTGAGCGTGTAATTTCAGGTTTGGGTGGTGGATCTGGGCGATTAAGTTCAATGTCAGTCAAAGAATGACGACACATGGGGCAGGTGGACGCATCAGAAGTCCATTTAGTCAAACATTTAATGTGAAAGGAGTGAGAACAACTCAGAACACAGCAACCTGTACTCTGAGTTATACTTTCATAGCAAATTGGGCAGTCAGTCATTTTTATCAGTTGAATCTAATTTAGTTTGGAGTTTTAAATCCATTTTAATATCGTCTCATCATTGCCTCAAATTGTTTTCGCTGCTCTTCCCTTCGTGCAGTCTCTTCCTTGTCTTCAACTTGTGTCATTGAATATGGAATTTTATATATGTTACTGCACTCCAAACTGAATCCAGTGCGTTGATAGGTACTGAACGCCAAGATCTCTGCTGAACGAGACATCAAGTAGAAATCAAGCAAGGTATCTCTCACTTCATCATCGGTAGGTTCTTGATTTTGACCGATATGGCAGATGGCAGTAGGAAGTGAAAGAATATTTCCACCTGTCAGCGCTTCTTTGACCCTTGTACTGGATGAAACTAATACATAGGTCTTTCCTTCCTCAACCTTTGATCGAACTGCAGCAACTAAATCGTCCAATAATTGTGTATTCAAAGTTGCTTGACTGGATCCAACTGCATGAGGGAAACATACTGCATCATCCATTCGAATGTGAATTGTCGTATACGCCCCTGTGACTCCCAACCGA